GTATTGCACACCGTCCATGCTTTGTCGGTAATTGCCTCTGTAATAAACAGCACTACCTGCGGACTTAGATGTTTGGTTTTGGGTGACACCAAAGTTATAGCCATCAAAACCTGCTTGACCGCCATAATAACCCTCAATCCGCCAAAATCTAAAGTTAGTCCAAGACTGACCAGTAGTAGATGACGATGAATAACTACCATTACCACCAGAACCGCCAGCGCCACCACCGCCACCGCCACCAGCTAACAGACCGCCTGATTCCACTTCCAAAGTGACGCCAGAAACGGAGCATAAGATTGCGTGTCCGCCAGAGCCTCCAGCAGATCCACCAGTGCCAAGAACAGATCCGGTGATAACAATGGTAATCGTTCCGCCCATCGTGCTTTCGATAGTTATTGCGGCTGTCCCACCAGTACCGCCTATCGTAACGCCTGATGCAATTGTTGCTCTTTTGGGTGTGGTAGCTGTCCAATCAGATCCAAAGATTGAGGATAGGCTGATATTAGTGCCTGTTAACGCCTGGAGGATTTCATTCAGGGCGCTATAAAAACCACCGAAGCGGATGAGGCCGGAAGCACCAATGCTATTGTTATCTGTGATGTTCGGTACTTTGCTGCCGCCCCTGTAATAATCAGACATCGCATAGGGTGCTGTCCCGCCAAATTCCCCCACGATGTCAGTTGCAAAAGATATCGCGCCTGACGCCTTAACAGCCATTTAACCCTCCTAGAGTGAATCGAATGCCACCAAGTCATCAGCGACAGAAAGTTTGCCAGCCGTTGTCAGCTTGGCAATAGTTGTCCCTGAAGCTTTGATGACGAGGTTGCCGGAAGCATCCTCAGTGATTTCAAAGTCTTGAATTTTGATTGAATTTACGGCTGAAGTCCCTTCTGCAAAATCTTTGCAATGACTCATTAGCTCCCTGAACGCTCCATTGACATCAGAGGGCAACATGCTATTCTCCGCCAGATTTACGCCCCCAACTTCAAGATTATTTGAGGCAGTTGAGTCGTAATCTGTGAATTTATCTTTCGCCATGATTTACTCCGTAGGCTTGGGGTTGTCCGCCTTGATTTGAGCAACATGGGTCTGCCACGCTTCCAAACCGTTCTCAGTGATATATTCGATTTGAGACTGAAGAGTCCCATAAGCCTCTGTTCTATCAATCAGCCATTGAGGACGCTCATCCACAAATTCTTCGACTGCTGGCACCTCTTCTGGCTTTGCTGTAGCATCGCGCTGGATACCCACTTGATTAATCAGGAAGTCAGGGTTAGATCCTGTCTTTGGCTTAAACTGATATGCCAAGTCATCAATGTCGGCCTGTGCCATATCAGAGGTGACAATAAACTCAGCCCATGAACCATCAGCATAAGTTACGTTTGCCACCCCGTTCTCAATAGAGTTTAGAGTATATTTCATCGGAGTATCTCCATTTTTTTAGTGGGCATTTAGCAAAAGAAAAGAGAACCTTCGCTGGCATAATACACCCGCATTTTTTGCATTGCTTAATTGATGAGCGATAAAACTCACACGACTTGCATACCTCAAGCCGATCCTTTGGATTTACGATGTCTTGGTTATTAGGTGGAGACTGTGCCATTGACTGTCCCGTTATTTGTGTAGGCAGAAAGGGCTGTGCCGCTTACCGCCGCACCCGCAGAACCACCGGATGAGCCAGCGCTGCCATTTGTGCTATTGCCATTTGCTCCAGTACCACCAGTGCCACCAGCATTTCCATAAGTGCCGCCAGCACCACCTGTACCACCCGCACCAGCATTTGTGCCGCCGGATGCGCCAGCCGAACCAGATGCATTGGTTTGGTTATAACCTTGTCCAACACCCCCAGAGCCGCCACCTCCACCGTTAGTATATGTGGTTGTAGTAGCAGTGCGTGAGACCTTATAGCCCTGCGCTTCTCCATTTTCTAAACCTGTAACAAACACACCTCTGGTATAAGTTGCGTTACCAGAACTTAATGTTGTTACGTTGATGTTTGAACTAGATGCCGCAGGAACAGAACCGTTGCCCCAATATGCTCTAGCACCAACATTACTTCTTCTGTACCAGCGATAAGCATTTGAATAATTTGGGCTACTAGAAGATGTACTGCTATAATAACCGTTGCCACCAGTACCGCCAGCACCTCCACCGCCACCTCCTCCGGCAACTAAACCGCCGTTATTAACGGTCAGTGTCACGCCGGATGCCGCATTGGAAATAGCATCGCCGCCGCTACCAGCTACCGCACCTCCAGTGCCAATCACAGAGCCTGTCACTTCAATTGTCAAAGTGCCTTGCATCGTTGAGGAGGCTGTTATTGCGGCTGTGCCACTTGTCCCACCAACGGTAACACCAGATGGGACTGTGTAAACTTTTGGAACAGTTGAAGCCCAATCGCTGCCAAAGACGGTGGATAGACTTACATTTGAAGCGTTGGAGGCGGTTTGTTCGATCTGATTGATTGCGCCCCGAAAGTTAGAAATCCGCATAAGCCCTGCGGTTGGAACGTTTGAGTTGTTGCCTGGAACGCGATCTCCGTTGCGGTAAAACTCGCTCATGGAGTTGGGCTGAGTATCATTAAATTCCGTTGCCAAATCGGATAGAGATACTTCCCCTGTGCTAGCTATAGCAGGCATTAGATTGTACCAAAGGCTGTGACATCATCGACAGAGGTGATATGTCCATCGGACTCTACCTTTAAGATGTCTGTTCCGTTGTAAGACAAAACCAAGTTAGTGCCTGAAACCACGAGTTTGTATTTGCTAGTGCCAGCGCTGTTTTGGATTGTGATTCCGGTAATACCCTCTGTGCCATCTGCAAAATCAGCAATGATTTTTCCCATTCCACGAATTGCATCGTTAATGCCAGAAGCGGCACAGTTTTCAGCGATATCTGTCCCCAGAATATCGGTGTTAGATGAGGCGGTTTTACTCAGCGCCCGAATGTCGTTAATTGGCATTATTTACCTCCTGAAAGTAATCCAGACGCCGCCCCGACAGAACCGCCGACACGTGTACCTAATAGACCGGAGCGACCCAGCCTTTCCTGTTCCGCCCGCTGTACTTGCGCGAGGCGATCTAAAACTGCACGTTGCACCCCTCTGTCGGTAGAGAACATATCCCTAGCGATGCGTTGCCCCATACCGCCGGACTGCTGTTGAGTAACGCGACCCAAAGCCTGTCCGGCTGCTGCCACTGGTCGGCCAGATAGCAGATTTGCCAAAATGTCGGCGTTCTCTTTAAATTCGCGCCCATCAGCTTCTGCAAATGCTGTCTTTGAGCCGCTAGAAGGCTTAACTCTTGTGCGGGTGACCTCTTGGTTGATGCGCTGGTTCATACGGTCTGTGAACGCATCAAAGGTCTGCTGGTCAGGGAAAGCCTCCCGCAAGACGTCCTTATAAGTCTGGCTTTTAAACAAGTCCTGTGCGGAGTTTCCTAAAGTGCGCTGGTCGCTAACTCTGTCGCGAACCGCCTGTGCAACCCCGATACGAAACGCCTCTTTTTCAGACTCTGACATTTCGGAAACAGCTTTTTTGATTTGTTCCGGACGCTTTGACTTAAATATTTGTGAGCCTTCATCAACTGCATCTCGTAAAGCCGCATCTCCGGCAAAAGACTCGTTTGCCACCCGATAATCATCGTTTTTGTTCAAAATGTCCTTTAATTGAGTCCGGAGATTTTTGACTTGCCCCTGTTCTACGTTTGAAAGAGAGCCGGAACGTTTGCCGGAGTCAATGGTTGCGTCAAACCCCATTTTTATGTAATGCCCCTGCTGAGCGGTCAAATCAATCGGGGTTTTCCCTTTGCCAAAGGAGTCCACGAACTCCCTATATGTCGGCATGGCTTTCCCCTCGTTGGAGGCCAGACGCTTTGCCGCATTGAAAGCCTTTTGAAATGCGCTAGTGTTTGCCATGTCCGCTAGGTCGGAAGAGTCCATCAGTCTAGCCACAGAAGAGCCATCGGCGTTCTCGACCTCAAATGCTTTTCTGAAGTCGCCTGCTGCCGAATTGCTCTGGCGGGTTACGATTTCATCAAGCGCTTCAGTAGCTGACTTATTTACACCCACAGATTCTGCCAAATCATCTGCCATAGCAAAGCCTGCATCGGCCTGCCTTGTATCTAGCGCATCTTCTGCAATGGTTCTGGCTTTGCCGCTAGCTACTGTTGCGCCTCTAGCTGTGCCTCTGCCAGCTTCACCTGTGACATCGGCTAGCATTGTCCCGTCCACAGAATTGTCCAACTGTTGCTGGACGGAGGCAGGGGTTGCGCCCTCCTCTTCTAGCGCCTGTAGGATTTTCATGTCAGCGGCTTTATCGGTTGCCTTTTTGCTCATTAACCCTGTTGAGCGCATGATAGGGTCAACAAAAAACTTTTTCCCTACAGTGCCAGCCGCAGGGAGTGCCGCACCTAATCCAGCACCCAGCCCTGCACCTGTAACTGTGCTGAGAGCCTGATCTGTTGCGCTACCTTCGCCTGTTCCAAAACCCGCAACAGCGCCTGTCCCCGCACCGACTTTTGCGGCCTGCGTAATTGCGCCTCGCACGCCTGCGCCAACGCCTGCGCGTGCCAATCCAGCACCGCCAGTCAAAAGGCCACCGCCCAATTCCATAGCAAGCGCCTTGCCTGGATTGTCCTCTCTATAGGAATCCATATCCTTGCGAATATCATCGCGAATATCTGAATAAGAACGATCCTCAAATAAAGAGCGTGCGCCTGCTTCGATCTCATCACCCAAGCCCAGAGCCAGCCCTTGCCCAACACCGAAACGCAAAATATCATCAATGCCTGTGGATTCTTTTTCTTTTGGCTTGGGCGTCAAATCAATATCCATGCGCCTTGCGAGACGGCGGCGGAATTTCTTTTGCTGGGCTTCAGACAGGTCGTTGTAATCGTCTGAAACCTCAACCATTTGACCGCCAAGATTAATCTGTGCCATTATTTGCGCCTCCAATAGTAACGCCCATCAGACTGTCATTTGACCCGAAGTCGTAAGGCTTCATTCCTTTTGCCCCACGCAAATCATCCACCTTCGATTGCAGACGGGCTATGGTCGATGTGTTTGTGCTGTAAAGATATTCTAGAGCGCCTTTGACGCCTTCGGTTGTTAGAGACTCATCAGGCAAAAGCAACTCATCCAACGCACGCTGGGCATCACCATCTGTCTGCACGCCCTTCGCAATACGCAGAAGCTCGTTTCTCAAACGGTTCATAAAGCGTCTAAACTCGTTGCGCTTTTGTGTGTATTTGCCCCCACCTAGACCAACGGCCTGACCCATCTTTGAATCCACCAAGTTAGATGTCATACCAAACACTAACTCGCCCTCGTCAATATCATCGAGGAAATCCTCAACTTGCTCATTAATATTTTGAACGGTTCTAATTGAGTCCAAATCTTCTGTTTGCTGTTTAGCTAGGCTGTCAGATAATGTTCCTGGCCTTTGGTTCGCCTTTTTACTGTCTAACAAATAATCGGCTACCTCTTCATTTTTCTTGAATGAAACCTCGCCAGTCTCTGGGTCAGTTATTTTCAAAAAGGCGCCGCCGCCGATCACCTCAGTAATAGGCAAGTCGGCACGTGCTGCCGTTTTTTCCATCTGAGCCGCTTGCGCTGTTTTGTAACGATTATTTATTTCATCGTTTGCCCCAAGCCTCTGGCGGTCAAAGTTGGACTGTTCGGCTGTGTTATAAGCCTGATTATAAGCCGCCATCGCCGCACCTAGATTGCCGCCCAAAGATGTCGGCCTTCCTACTTGCGGAGCGCCAGCCTGCATCAATGCGGCACTCGCCTGCAAAATGCCCTGCGTGCGTGGGTCTCTCATGCCAGTGCCTAACAGACCGTTTGTGACTTTATTGCCTCCACCGAATGACATCGCTTACTCCTATAACATCCCTAATAAACCACCGCCGATAGCACCCAAGCCGCTACTCATCCCCATCGAGGAGGCTAACTGTGCGCCACCTAAAGCGCCGCCAAGTGCTGACGATGTTCGGTCTCTAAAAACTGGCTCAACGGTTTGACTGCCCACCGTCCCACCAGATACCAAAGCCATATAATCACGAAGTTTTTGCTGATCACGATTTTGCTCAAAGTTAAAGCGATCAACTTGGTCTTGAAGCTCTGCCTGTGCCATTTGCTCTCTTGCATCCCCAACGGCGGAAAGCTGTGCCAGATCCTGATTTTGTATAGATGGCGCTTGAGCGATTGCCGCTTGCTGTGCCTGAAGAGCCGCCGGAGCTAGAGCCGCCGCCAAAGCTTGCTGATTAGCACCAGAACCATATCGGCCTGCTTTTGCAAATTGGCTTTGAACCTGATTTACAACAGGCGCAAACGCCGCAGACATGAGCGGGTTAGTACCCATCAGGTTTTGCTGAACAACGCCTTGAGTTTGCGCTGTCATACTATTCGGGTCTAAAGCTCTGTCACGTATCCCCTGCAAAGCCATTTCATTTTCCGGCGAAAACCCAACAACAGTTGAGCCTGGATAATAATTTGGCGCGTTGTCCGTAAACTGCGTTTTGGCCTGATCTAACCCATATTCCAAATATGGCAATGCATAACTTGGGGGTTGCACTTGTGTATTTACAGTCTGCTGGCTACCGCCTCCACCACCACCTTTGCCCATATCAATAATCCTTTACCATTAAAGTTGCGGCTTCCTCGAAGCCTTCCAAAGAGCGAACCCAACCTCGCCGCCCTATGATTTCACATGAAACGCATTCCCAGCCTTTCGACCATTCGATAGCGTCTTTTTCTAACTGCCGCAGAGTTGCTAAATTGCCGCCAGCCAGCCAAAACCGAAGTGTCCGGCGCTTTGGGTAATTGATTATTTCTGTCACTAACCCTGCATCTTTCCCCCGCCAAAATTGCGCTTGTCCGGAGGCTATAAGGTCAAAGACATCACTCAAGTCATGTGAATTGTGAGCGTAATCTAGGGCGTCTTGTATATACTCTGACGCCGCCCAAAACTCAGCCGATAAGGATATATCGAAAGGTTCGATCGGATTGGCTGTTGTTTGCATGTGAAACTGTAAAGCTCTGCTTGTCTGTAGCGCTGATAAAAATAGTGCCTGCGCCAACTTCTGATGCCGCATTCGCTGTGGTTGGCATGAGCAAAACAACGCTTTCTTTGCCGCACCTGAAATCAGTAACCGAAGTCGAAGCCACACTTGCAGTGCAAGTGAACTCGCCAACGCTGTTCAGTTTGCCGTCCAAAATTTGATTTATGACTAGAGCCGTTTGTCGGTCATCTTGTATCTGAGGCGGTAGCCTTCTTCTGTTAACGTCTGCCAATTGGTGAGCCCTCGACATCGAGGCCAAGCGCGAAATCCCACTCGCCAGCCAAATTCATCCGAACCTTATGATAACGTCCCTGCACGCGATGCTCACAAAAGCCCTCGTCAGTTAAGGCCGTTGCAGTGTCAAAGGTTGCAGTGTCATCTTGACGGTCTCTTGCTGCCACTTGCATAGTCACGTTACCGCCCTCAAAGTAAGGGACGGTTCGGGTCATAAGGCTATGCCGCCCTTGGGTCATCATAAATTCTGAGGTTTCTATCGTCCCAGCCAGTGGCGTGCCTGTGAAACCAAAAATTTTGTTTGAACGACTGCCGCCAAAGAAATGCTCACCACCTTTATAAATAGATGAATCCAAAGGCGCTGGAAGCGAGTCAATACTAGATGCTAGGTTGTCTAGCGCATCTAATGTATAAGAAGGCGTGAAAAGGCTGACAATCAATTCAGCTTGTGTTTCCACTAAGCTCCACTTTTGCAAAGCATAGTTATATACCAAAATCCGGTCAGGCGTATCGTCCGGTGCATTAACAGAAACATACGACCAGCAAACGATCTGCCTCGATGGGTCAACCGCTGCCGAAATTTTATCAGTTTGCGCTGAGTCGAAATCCGCCAGAAAAAACTCGTTAACAGCCTCCGCACCTATTGGCTGGCTAGACTTTCCGTCAAAAGAGAAAAAGCCTGAACGGCTAAGATAAAAGCTTAAACCACCAACGCTAGCCACACTGCCTGGAAAAGGACAGCCTCTAGATGTTTCGACCAAATCAAACTGATAGATTAATGGACTGCCGACATAGTAAGCAACGGCAATGCCGTTCTCCATAAAGATTGTCGCAGACTCTCCGCCTACCAGCCCTGTTATAGAACCCACATCTCCGCCGAAAACATCCTGAAAATCAGACTGGTCTGTACCTGTTGTCCAGCTAGTCTCATCGTTCAGGCCAGACCAACGCACTCTAAATGGCTTGCGACCAGAGCCTTCATCTATATTGGCACAAAACACCTGATCCCGAACCACAGCTATATAATCTGCCTTTGGAGGTGTGCCAGACAGATCAGAAAATGCGGTGTCTGTGCCTAACAAAAACTTTTGTAAATTATTATTTACGCCACCCGCTGCCAGTACGGTTTCGCCAAACTGAACAAAACGCCATCTCTCTACACCCGCCAACGTATATGCCGGAGTTCCTGACTTCGATGCGTCACCTAAGTTAGAGTTGGACTGATTAAATTTATAAAGTTTATTTTTATCACCAGCAAATAGACTAATGGCATCGCTTGCGTCTTTTGCCGCAAAAATGCCTCTAATACGGTAATCCGCCGCATTTGAAAACTGATTAAAACCTGGAAAACTTCTATAACCATTAGCGGCTGGAACAACATTTGTTGCGATAGTCACGCCAGAGTTATTTAGGTCTGGTTGATCAGGCAACCATGCGCCGAATTTTATCATATCCCTCTCCAGACCTCGTTACCTGGAGCGATAACCGACCATTCCTCACCTAACTTTTCTAAACTAGTTGCTGGGATTGTAGAGGATACGGTTATCGAACCAGAGTCAGTAAATATACCTGTGCAAATTACTTGAACCGTTGCAAATGGCGCACTGAAGCCAGTAACCACAGTGCTATCAACGAAAAAGATGTAGTTAGGCGTGACATTAGCTATTGTTGATGCCGTTGCTATTGAAGCTGACATATCGGCCACTCTGGCTGCTGCCGGAGTATTGATTGTCCCAGTTGCACTCAAATTAGAGTCCAGAGGACGTAAAGCGTCACCATCCGCCTGAATAGTGCCTGCGCTGACAGTTGTTGCGCTGGCTTCTCTTATTCTAAAACCACCGTCTCTCACGCGCACTTGACCGCCCATGCCAGAATGGTTCGAGCAGTAATAATGCAAAGTATCCGGTGCGTTTGAAGGCACTCTAAAAATTACTTCTGAAGAACTGGTGGTTACGCCAGTTGTGTACTCTGTGCCTCCGGCATGTGTGCCATTGGCGGTTGTGCTAAATCTCAGCGGGTGAGAGCCATTACTAGAGTCGCTTTGATCAAACTCGTAATAGCCCCCCCGCACAAGATCTATCGTTGGGCTAACCGTACCGTCTAAAAAATACTTGTTGCCTGTGCCATAGTTGTTTGTCCCAGACGCAACGGTGACGGTGTAGGTTTTTTCTTCTACCATCCCAAAAAATACAGTTGCCGCCGAATCCGCAGTCAAATTACCAGAGCTAACCGCAGGCTGGATCTGTGCCGTAATTGACGTGCTGGTTGCAAATGTCCCAGCGTCTCCTACCACGCGCACCTTTATCCCCGACAGGCTGTCGAGGTTTCCAAAGGAGTCGAGATTGTCCAACAGCCCTGCGGCGTCTAGCTGGTCGATTGTTAGATTGGTAAAATCCAACAAATCCAGAATAACCGCAGTATCGATAGCTCCGCTGACATTGTCAAAGCTACCGATTATCTGATCCATTTTAGGGCTAGGTATAGGCATCTTATTAGGCCGCAGTAATAGTCAAAGACCCAGATGCAATCTTAAGAATGTCACCACTCTCGATAAGCTTGCCTGATGCAAACGCTCCATGAAAAAGCATATTTCCAGATGAGGCGGCGTCAAAAATTGCAAAATGGGAAACTGTTCCCCAATTCCCTGTTGCCGCCGCAAATTCCACTGCGGCATTGTTGCTGATAGAGCCAGAGGCGGCGCTGCCGAAAGTCATCACTTTGCGTGCATAGTTATTGCCTGTTAGCTCTGTGCCGGAGGCATCGTCCGCAAAGGTAGCGGTTGCCAGCCCGACATATACGGCTGATGGGGCAGAGGTGCTGGTTGTTCCTGTAAAATGCTCTAGAAAAGCGTTTTCTAGATAATCGGACATCGCTGACATTTTGTTCTCCTATTAAACTAAGTTTGCCCGTTGATAAATTGAGTGGATGCTCAAAGAGCCAGTACCATAGTTGTGACGCTGAGAATCCTTCCGGATCTCCTCAATGATGCGCGTAAACTTTTGGTCATATAGCTGGGCTTTTTGTTCATCCATGAGGTACAAATATCCCTCACTTACAGCGCCCATAAGATAGGCGTCTGGGTTGCGGGTAAGCATCTCATTGGTTTGATTGCTATTGGATAAAGCGGATAGCCCTCCAATATATACAATCTCCATCCCATAAGCGGAATCTGGAATTGGGCGCAGTTTAAGCTCTTTTCCGACTATAGAATATGCTCTTGGCTCACCAACTCCTGTGCCTGGATAATCTGAGTCCAGCCCTGTTGGGCTTTTATACTCAAGCACTGTGTTTGGATCGCCAGTTAGTTTGACCTCACGAATTTCGCGAATGTCTAATGGTAAGGATATGAATTCATCATTCACCGCTAGCGTTGCCAGCGCACGCTTTTCTTGTTCACGTGTTTCTAGCTCACGCGATAAACGCGCCTCCGCAAGCAAGATAAAATTTGGTATTTGGCTGCCAAGATCCGACCTCGCCATTGTATTGGCAACCGCATCTTTAAGCTCTTGATAGGTACTAATGCTCACAGCCAGCCTCCGCCAGATCTAAAGGCTCGATTTTCGGGATCGTTTAACCAGCGAAACCAATCCTTAGGGTTTTGCTGTGGCGATCCAAACTTCTGCCTTAATTGCCAATAAAGGACATTTGGTATTTCAGCGACTTGCTGATGATGCCGTTGTGTATTTCCAATGAGGCTGTTTGGCTCATACGCATTACGAGCGCGAAGGTTGCGCTCCAACACTTCTTTAACGTGCTGTTTTTGCTCTACGGTATAACCATCCGCATCCTTATGAAGAACAATCTCCTTGCCGGATGCCGCATCACTCAAAATCGTTTTTTTTGACATTTTGCCCTCAATAAAAAAGGGGGCTATGAAAGCCCCCTTCTGATTTTGATTTGGTCTGGCTTACGAGCCGTCTAGACCGATAACTGCACCATGTGATTTTGGAGCGTCTGGGATCAGCGCCCACTCACACAGTACCTGTTCCTTAGATGCATCACCTGTTGGTGCAATTTCCTGTGTCAGAAAGTTACGTCCTGTCAGGGTTGAAATTGCAACATGGTTTGCGTCAATCAAAAACACCTTGTCATTTGACATCAAACGAGAAGGTACGATTTCCAGCTGCCCGAAGTCGTTTAACAGGATTGCAGTTGCGCCAACGAATGAAGGCTGTTTGCCTGCAGTCTGGTTAACTTGGTTTGTGACCAAGTTAGTGCCGGACTGAGTCAAATCGGAGATGTTGGCTCTATTGGTGGCTGATGCCACTAATAGAGATGGATCACCTCCATCCTCCCAGCAAGCCTGATGCGTCGCATCAATCTGTGCAAGTGTCAGGCTTCTCGCTGTACCAGTTAGGTCAGCAACATCAGTGCCATCGCCTGTTGCGAATGCCATGTCTGATGGCTTGTCACCGTTGGTGATCCAAGTAATCAGAGAGGCGGTTTTGCGAGTTGAAGAAGAACCGTCACGCGCAGTGTTTGTGTCGGTTAGATACTTTTCCATATCGCGCCGTAGCTCCAAGCCCTTCAACGTGCGCTGGTAAGCTACCTCACGCTCTCTGCCCGCTTTATCTACGACATCGAGTGTATTACTGATAATGAAGCCCTTTTGGCTTATCATCGCGTAATTACCCATTCTGACCACATTTGTGATGCCAGTGTCGTTCATGTCTGCACCTTCAGCCACAAAGTTTGTGGTTGATGCGCTGGCTAGTTCCTGAACAAGAAATTCTTGAAAAATGCCATTTGCAGTTGACTTTTGCGCCGCAGAATATACTGGACACTCGTCCGGCGAAATGCGCGTAATCACATCCGCCAATTGCTCCCGCTCACCAATAGCGGTGTTTGTGGTAATGGTAGCCATGATGGCCTCCTATCATTTTGATTGTGACATAAGAAGATCAACAGCGTCCTGAATAGAGCCGGACTGTTCCAGCTTCTTCAGTCTCTGCCGATAGTTTTTGGATCTACTCTCACGTTTAGATGTAGGAATTCCGGCTTGAGCCATCTTTGGAGCCTTGCGAACTTTGCGCTTCGCTTCGAGTGTCCCCTCACGAATTTTGCTAAGTTGCCAGCTATCGCGCAGGGCGATAATCATGCGATGATCAGAAGCATTGTTCAGCTCGTCATCAGAAAACCCGAAACGTTCTCTTGCGAATTTCACAAGCTCTTGACGCTCCGTATCTCTGAGTTTCTCATCGCTCCATTCAGGAATTTTATCAAGCATCTGACGCTCTTCATTTTGGAGATGCGCCTGAAAACGAGACGAATAGTCTCTGGCCTGCTCCTCTTGAACTCGCGCTTTTTCAGCCTGCACCTTTGTCAGATTTTCCTTTTTGGCATTCCATTGACGCACCAATTCGGCGTAATCCTTGCCATCTAAGTTTTGATAAGCCTGCTGCCAATCTGGCTCTGAGCCAACATCTGCAGTTAAGACTTTTTCAAGGTCTGAGAGTTGAGTAGCAAAATAATCTCTTAGCTGGGCGGTCTCTGTGGCCTGCTTTTGGAACTGCTGTTGCTGTTCATCTAGCGACTTCTTTTCCGCTGATAGCTCTTGAGTTTTTTGCGTATAATCACCCATCCGTTGATAGCCAGCTAACGCCTCGTCAAGGGTCACCTCAACATCTTCCCCCGCAACTTTTACGGTGAAGGTTTGTTGAAGCTCCTCTTCGGGCGCTTCCTCACTATCCTCTTCTGCGTAATCTTCCTCGTCCGCTTCGTAAACCTCATCGGCCTCATCGGCCTCTAAGGTTTCTTCCACTTCGGAAGGCACTGCCTGATCTTCTGTCTCAGGCTGAGCCTCTTGCTCTACCTTGTCCTCCACCGGAGGGGGCGTTGTAAGAAGCCCAACAGCATCGCTGATGGAAATCGGTGCGGTTTCCTGTGTATTAGGGTCAACCATGATCTACCTCATATTTGATGTTTTATTTTAAACGATTTCTCGCTATCTGCCCTTCTTCAAGGGCGGATCTGAAGTGCTGCCGAAATGCGTCAAGGCATTGAAGGAGTCCGTAAAGTTGCTCCCTGCCTTCGGTATTATCAACAGCAGAATTTTTCCAAGCATCGATAAAGCCTTTTTCGAGTATATCGAAGGCTTCGACTACTAATGGTTCGTTCAAGATACGCTTCGCATCGCGCTCACGCTCTTGCTTTTCATGTGGGGTCATAAAAGTTTTGTGTATCCTGTCATGTCAGGTGCAAAGCGATAATAATCAGGCCGCATAGCAAAGCTGTTTAGAAACCTTTGGTTCGCTTCGTTAAAGTTGAAACCCATCGGCACATTCATATTCAATGTGTCGAGAGAGGTTGGTCTATAAAACGTCCCTTGCGGGGTGCTAGGGGCTGGCGCTTGCCCCATATTCGGAGCAGGCGCTTGAGCGACAGGAGCTACCGGAGGAGGCGCAAATGCTGTGGGCTGGTAAGAATTGCCATCATCGCTGCTGCCGGAATCATACCCGACCGCCCTGCTTTCGACACTTCCGCTACCAAAGATGTCAGTGCCTGGCACTTTTGTGGCTACAATTTGCCCAGCCGCATCGTAAACAGGCTCATATCCTTTGTTTACAATGTCCTCATACATCTTGCTGGCGCTGGATGCGCCAAGATTACTTATAGCCGCACCAATTTTGCCGAAAGCGCCTAATTCCTCATTCGCTGTGCCTGGAGCCTTTTGTGCGCGTGCCGCTAATTGGTCTAGTGCGCTCATAGACTCGCGATTGGGATTGAACGTCACAGAGGTCTGTGCGTTGTTAGCGTTCACAATTCCCTGCTGTACTTCATCTGGGGTTGGATATTCTCTGCCTGTAACTGTGTCCAGCAGTGCGCCAAAAAAGCCCTGATCTGCGGGGGCGCGAGCGCCTTTTGTTTCAAACTCCTCCCTCGCGTCAGCGAGAGGTGTATTTGATGGAGAGTTGTTACTTAAAAGCCCCGCTGGGATTTCATCGTAAGTGCCTGTTGCAAGATTAGCCGCTTGCGATGCCAAGTCCGCCTGCGGGTTCATATCTGGACGAGGTGCAGGGGTCGGGATCTGTGCCGCATTTTTCATAGCGTTGGCGTTTTTAATAACATTATTCACATAGGTGTCGATGTTATAAGCGGGCATGTTTGACACAACATCGGACAGGTCTTTGACAGCATTCTGGTTTCCCTGCCCCCGAAGAATGGCATCCGGATACGACTGGTTGTCCCTTGCAATTCGCATAATCTGGTCTTGATAGGTGAGGTTAGTATTAGCAACCGGAGTGTTATTACCATCCCCACCATCAGCCGCCGCAATCGCATCTCTAGTAGCCTGAGAAATATCGTTGCTAAAGGTCTGCTTGATTTGGTCTTTGGTTTTCCCGCTTGCAAGGAGGTTTCCGATTTGTGCGTGTTCGCCAGCACCACCATAATTCCTGTCATCTCCACCTGAACTGTCCTCTGAACTGCCAAAACAAAACAGACGGTTTTCCAGCCTGCGTACAAAACTGTCTGCAAAAATATCATCTTGCAACCGCATAACCATTCCTTTCCGTTGATGGTCTATACCAATGACCAACAGTGCCATCACCTAGCTCTGTTGCCACAGTCCTTTGAATTGATCTGATCACTTCGCGTGTGTTGTCTACGCAAACGAAATCACTAAAAAATAAATTGCTGCCAGTTTTCCAGCCTGTATCTGATATGCGTGCCTCGCCGGAAATCAAAGCTTCCAAGTCAACATCGCTGACCAGTGCGTAATTACACACAGCCCTCAAGCTTTTGCCCCTGTAAAAAAGGATGCTCTGATCTTCCACCAGAGGCATCCCAAAATAATAGATGACCTTTTTGAAGCTCCATTTGTTGCAATATTCAGTTTGCGCCAAAAGCTCCATAACATCGCCAAATTGTGACATTATAGATTTGTGCTAACCCGACCATCTATTTGGATTTTTTCCCTGCGTAGCTGTGCCTCAGTAGCTAATTCCTGTCTACGCAACTCTAGCTCTGCCATCATCTCTTCGCGCTTCAAAGCAATCTCTAACTCAAGCTTCTTTTCTTTTATCGCAAACTCTGCCTGAACCTTTGCCATAGCGGCGGCATTCGGATCTGGCATCGGAGGCGGAGGAGGTGGTGGAGGCTTCTGCTCAACTTGCGCTGGGTCTTTGAAGTATTTGTCAGTGTCCTTAAAGCCGGCCACCTCTGCATACTGACGCAGAGTGTTTGTGTACTGCTCGACACTAACTATATCATTTTCTTTGCCTAGCTGTTGCAAAATAGATTCCTGTTTAGAAATCATCTGACCTAGCTTCATCAGCTTTTCATTTTCATCCATCGAGCCAAGCCCGACATTGACCACCGTATCAAATCCCTTAAAAAGACGAGGGTCGATAGTCACAAACTGATTACGCAACCGCACAATGCGCTCTTGTTGCTGATGGGTCGTGACTAGCTTCAGAACAAGGTTATAAAGATCCTTTAGCCCGACCTCCGCTATTGTTCTCGCGAAATACTCTAACTTCTGACCAGCGCCTTTAACCGTAGCGGCAACCGCACTAGCGGTTGTTGATTGCAGTACCGATGCGTCTAGCCCAGCACTGGCCTTAGAAATTCCGGTTCTCTGCTCCTTGATTTGATCAATGTATTGGAGCAAAGGCTGAACTTCATTACCAACGCCCTGTGTTGCTAGCTGTTGCACGCTCCCCATTTGCCTAGTACGGATAATCCCGCCAGCGCCGCCATCTAATAAATCATCTAAATTTACTGCTCCCTCCTGAACTAGCAGGCGAGGAAAGTTGATGGCATAGGTGCTGTCTAACTGCTGCCGAAGCAGAGTAGACTTCAAAAGCTGTAAGTCTTTAGTCAAATCAAACAAACTGCGTCCGATAAGACGGTGCGGCATCAATAGCGGCGATACTACAGCAAACGGTATATAATCAATAATCTCGTTTGACAAAACGTGCGTGCCATCATTGCCGATAGAAACAACCCGCCTGCGTTCCGCTATACCGTCCTCGTCATAGTCGCAAAGAATAATAGTCTCATACACCATTACTTCGCGCTGTGAAGGATCAGCCGCATCCGATACATTCCCGCCTTCGATATCGCCAAAGCGGCGATCCACTTCTTCTTCTACTTCCAAATCATTATAGCTTGCGTGTTCCTCAATCTCATCCTCATCAAAGCCCATCGATACAAGCTGGGATATTGTCAAAAGGGTGCGGTGACACAAAAATCGTGCGTCTTGCAGGCTTTTTGCTCTACGAGAAATCAAAAATTCCTCTGGCGGCACATTTTCAGCGCGTATGCGTCCGGCTTTTTTACGCACCTTAACCTTCAAATCGTAATTTGAAACCCCGCCAAGCCCGTCAGCATCAGGCGCGACCAAAACAGTCTCTTCCTGTTCGACCACTTCAATGTCAGGGTTATTTAGCAAAAGGGCAAGCTGGTCTTGGGTCACGCTTTCGTAGAGCGCCTCCTCTACATTGTAGCTCTCGTCCCAATATACCTTTACGACCCCTATTTTAAACATCAGGGCGTCTTTTACAAAATCATGAATTAGGCGGTATTTATTGCAATCGTTCTCAAGGATAAAATTAACATAGTCGGTGGCCTGTTCAGCCGCCTCAGTATCTTCGGCAGTGCGAGGCGCAAACCGCACGATTTTGTCTGAGCCTGTAAAAAGCCGCATTAAAGAAGGCATGACCTGTTCTACTGTGTCCGCAAACTCAGTAGATACCACGCTTGAGCGCCCTTCAATTTCGTTGCCCAGAGGCTTTGCCAGATAATAGTCCAGCGCTTCCACACGATTTTGTGAGAACTCCTGTTCAAAATATTGCAGGGAGTCTTGTATCTCTCGACCTACAATCTGGCCTATTTTATCTTTATCCATCATTTTTTTCGAGACCTTGCTTTTTTATATATGTCAGCGTCAGCTTTACGCGCACCGCCTTTTCCAGACATATAGGAATTGACCCGACCCATAGACCATGCCGCCATTGGGACTCTTCTGCTTCCGCCGCCTAAATAAGCTCCCTGCCCTCGGCGATACACTTGAGCAAGCTCTCCGTAAGAATACTTTGTGCCTTTAGCTTTATCGCGTAGAGCGCTTTTTGCCTTTTCGCTTAACGGCTTTGCTTTTGGCATTGTCCTTACTCCTAAATTTAGAAACCGCCTTGACGTTTATCTTGCGGCCTGCCTTGTAAGCTTCGGCGGTAGATTTTAGCTCTTTGGCTGCTGCCGATTTGTTTTTCGAGCCTGATAGATACTTTTTCGCCACTCCGCTTTTCTTGTCTTTTGGGACTTTTTTGAACTTTGGCATTACAAGCCTCACTCGTTTTGCATTTTTTGGGAGTGACGCACCCCTGACATTTTACAAAAGCAACAGGCTTTTTCTCGCGAGGGGCGCGTAAATATTTGATCATAAGGACTTTGAGGCGTATTTGCCTGTTTTGCAGTTAACTCCGCCATAGCCCTTTTTCTTACCTTTGCCTTTTTTACCGTAACCCATTTATTTGCCTGCCTTTCTGGTAACTTTTTTCACAGCCTTTTTTGCCTTCACAACCACAGGCTCTGGCTGAGTGTAACTAATCCCGCCTGTAGTCAGGACGCTCATACGCTCCGGCTGTTTGGTAAGAACGTCTGAGACACCCTGCACCTTTCCAGCGATGCACTTATTTCTGTCCTCGCACTTTTGTGGTGCGTGACATGAATTGCACTTTTCCATTTTTTCACCATTTAACCTTGTCCGCCCAATAGGCCGCAGACATTTTGCCTTTCACGATGTTTTTCGCGTGTCTTGCTTTAAAACTCTTGCGCTTCTTTTTCATGGCGTCAGATTCGCCCTTTTTAGGAGCGCCCGCAGTTTTTGCGCCCTGTTCGCCGAAGCGAATAGTTTTGACCTTGTCACCCTCTTTAGCCACGACCACGTGGCTTTTTTTCGGGTGGCGAGGTGTGCGTTTTGGTTTGTTATAGCCCTCAAGCCCCAATCGGGTCAGGCGGGGGTCTTTTTTCTTCACGTACTTCCACCTTTTTTAATAAGTCACTAAACTCTTGGGCGCTCATACCCATCTCTGCGGCAAAATACCCTGCTGCCGCAATCGCACCGTAAAACAGGGCGTCATAATCGACATCGCCCATTTCCCTGACGCCTGCGCCCATACAAATAAAAGCGTTTGCCACTTGGTCAACATCGGAGTCACCCTCCGGCGTGAATTCCACGTCCAATTCCGTTTTCGGAAACTCAACGATATTATCCGTCATACAACCCACCCCCTGTCTTGCTTAATAGCGCGATTGCCCGACCATTTGCTGTAAGAGCCTGTTGCCAGCGCTCCTTCTTGTGCAAACGTCATCACAAACGCATCGGCTACGTCAGGTGAGCGTTGCCCCCTACGCTTCATCTCGTCTTTACTCTCAACCTTCATTTTTCCAGAAGATTGGAATTTATATCGGATAGCAGTTAATTCTTGTATTAGTGTCGGATCGTTTGGCACTTGGCATGAGCGCTCTTCAAACCACTCACGCGCCTTCCAAAACAACTCGTCCCGCAACCGCACAAACTTGCTTTTTAAGGCCGGACTTTCTGAAACCGCAACAGCGATGGCTGGCATATCCAACTCACTAAGGCGGTCAGCCAAACCAGCCCCAACCCCTATGCTATCAATAAAAATAGCGTCTGGGCGCATCGAGTAAGCCGTTAAATCATATTCCGACAGGATGATGCCTGCTAGCTCCATGATATCTTTGCCCTGCCACGTTTTTACAGGCTCTAAAACCACTTGCCCCTGCCGCTTGCAAAGCGCTGATCTGTCTTGCCCGTACCTAGCAACGTCAACCGCCCAAACAACAGGCGTGGTCGGCGAAGGCTCTATTTCCCGCTTTACCGCACTCTCTACCAAATGCAACGGCACTAACACATCGTCCGATTGGGTCGGAAACTCTCCGGCAACGCGCACCCGCCAGACATTTGAGTCCTCTCCATACTTTTGGCGCATATCAGCCAAAAAGGACTCCGAAACCATCGGGCTATCTTCGCAAGACACCGTCATACAGTGCCACTGCTCACGATTGCTATGAAAGGACTCGTAAAAGAAACCTTCTGTCCTAGTAGGGTTTCCCGTCAAAACTGTCTTGGCGTTTGGGGTCGACATCGTACCCTCGCCAACAATAAACACCTGTTCGTCAACGCCGGAGGCCTCATCGACCAAAACCATCATGTTGGGGCTGTGAAAGCCCTGCAAAGATTCCGGCGATTCCTTTCTGGCTGTTCTAAATGCACAGAACGAGTCAGAAACGCCCTTTAGGCTAATTTTATCCTGTTTAAAATCCAGCTGGTCTTTAAAGCCCTCTGGAAGCTCCCTCGACCATTTTTCGACCTCCGTCCATAGGATGTCATGTAGCTGGTGGGCTGTGTTTGCCGTAGCAACAACCTTAGTCGGGTATTTGGTCAATAGCTGCCAAAGTACCAACCATGCTAAAAAAGTCGATTTGCCAACTCCATGACCGGACTTGATGCAAACCTTATTATTATCCCGAACAGCACGCAAAGCTTCCGCCTGCCACTCTTGAGGCTCTGCACGCAAAACATGGCGCACGAATAGCTCTGGATCAGCCCCCACTTTCGCGAGGACTTCCTCTAAATTGGACACCCGCCCCTCTCCCTACAGCGCGATTGGGAACGCGCCTGCGCCTAACAGTTGTGCAACGCCCCAAATTTTCGCTCATGCTCAACTATAGCCAGCCCAATATTCATGGCTATTTGAGGAACGATTGCGTTGCCTAATCCTTTAATTCTGTCCACCCGATTGGGTAACCCATCAGCCACTCTGTCCAGTCGGGGTTCAGCCGCCCATTGGGTTGGGCTGGGTCTTTGACTCCCGCACAGAGATATTCTTTGTCCATCATGTGAGAGTGCGACTTGCTCCCCACCTCCCCGCAGTCCTTCCACTCCGAAGCTCTGGGAGTCGGCCACATCAAAACCTGATCCGCTAGATTCGCCCCGTAAGTCTGGCTGGGGTTGCTTTTGCTCACCCTGCGCCCATCCTCGCCTAGCGTCCTCGCCCCTCCCGTCACATCCGTTGTTCGGGGAGTAGCCCACAATCCAGACCCGCTTTCTCTGATGCCTCGCGCCGACACCTGTAGCTGGAACAATAAACGTCCGGCTGGCGTAGCCTTCGGCTGCCATTGCATCGAGTACTGTGTCCAAGCCCAGCGAGAGGTGTCCATAAACATTCTCGAAAACGCACCAAGTGGGTCGCGTTTGTGTAACAAGCCGCAAGATGTGCGGAAAGATGTGGCGAGGATCTTCTTCGCCTCTTCGCAATCCCGAATTGCTAAATGGCTGGCAAGGGTATCCGGCGGTGACGATATCGACCCGCTGCCGAATAAATCGGGATGGCTCATCCGCTACCTCGCGCACATCATTAGCTAGGGGGGTGTTAGGAAAATTCTTTTTCAACACCCTGCGACACCACTCATCAGTATCGCAAAACAAAATCGGATCGGACATTCCAGCCCAACGAAACCCCAATGCAAACCCGCCAACCCCTGAACACAAATCAACGTGGTTTAACCTTTTGGCATAATCCATCAAGGGGGGGTCTCAACTTGTGTGTCTGTGGATTAACTAAAAAAATTGTACCCCCTGCGCCTCGAGAGGGGGGGGGTCATTCTATATAAATTC